AGCCGGTACACTTTCGCGCCCGTCTCCTCGTCCGTCTCGAACACCAGATGGATCTGCATCGTCGTCTCCTTGCAGCTCAGCGATCTCGGCGGCCTTCCGCCGAAAGGTTTGCATAATCCGCTCGTCGAGCGTGCCGCGCAGATAGAGGAAGCTCGCGAGCACGCTGTCGCGCTGTCCCAAGCGGTGCGCGCGGCAAATGGCTTGATAGTTCTCGCCGGGCACCCAGCTGGGCTCGACGATCGCGACCTCGTTCGCCGCGGTCAGGGTGATCGCGGTGCCGGCGGCGAGGATCTGGCCGATGAAGACGCGGGTCGTGGCGCTGTTCTGGAAACGCTCGATCGCCAGGGAGCGCAGCCGCGGGCTGGTATCGCCGGTGACGACCACCGGGTCGTAAGGGAGAAGGCCGCGGCGCAAATGCTCGATCACACTGTGATGCCAAGCGAACACCAGAACCTTCGGCGTAGCGCTCAAGCGCTCCTCGAGCCACAGCAAGGCCGGCGCGACCTTCAACTCGCCGAGCTCGCGGCGCAAGGTCGCGACCGCGCCATCGGGCGTAGTGAGCGCCTGCAGCAGATGCTCGTCGGCGGTCTGGGTCAGCATCACGGCGCGGTTCTGCACGCCGGGCGAGAGGTGCTGCAGCCAGCCGGCTTCGGCAACGAGAGGGATGTCCTGCAGCTGCAGGGGTGGGAGCTCGGTGAGCACATCGGACTTACGGCGACGCAGGATGTACGGGGCGAGGGCAGTGCGCAGCTCGGGCTGGTTCTTACTGCCGGTTATCTGGCGGCCGTAGACGGTGTCGCGGTAGCGGGTGAAGCGATCCTCGAACCGATGCTGGCCCAGCGGTGGCCCCAGCGCGGTCGGCCAGAAGGTGCGATAGTGCTGCCAGATCTCGCCGGCGTGATTGGGGGTTGGCGTGCCGGTCAGCAGGATGACCTTGTTGGCCCTGGCCTGCAGACCGTTATCACTGCCGCTAAGACCGTATAGGCTCTGGGTGCGGTTGGAGGCGTTCTTCAAGTAATGCGCCTCGTCGAGGATCAGCAGACCCCAGGTGAAGCGGTTCAGCGCCGCGGCGACATGCGACCTGCGGTCGCTGAACTCGTCGTAGCCGACGATCACGATGAGCGGGCCTTCGGCCTCGAGGCGGTGCTTGACCGCCGGGAGGTCGTGGGGCGGCTCGAGGAGAAGGACACGGCGGGTCCAGTGCGGGAACCAGCGCGCGATCTCGCCCTCCCAGACGCGCCGGGCACCGGCCGGAGAGACGATGATGATCCGCTGGGCGTTGAGCTTGCGCGATGCCTCGAGCGCCTGCAGGGTCTTGCCGAGGCCGGCCTCGTCGAGGAGCATCACCGCGCGCGTGAGGGCCAGGTGGCTTACTAGCCACTCGACACCGTCCAGTTGATAATCGCGCAGAGCTGCGGGCATAGAGCTCCAGCACCACAAGATGTGGTATAATTGGGAGAAAGCTGACGGAGGTTCTTTTCGGCAGGTCTATTTAATGACTAAACACAGGTCGAGTCAACGCTCAACACCAAAACACAGGTAAAGATTTTAGTGTGAGCCCTGATGAGCGCCGAAAAGCGCCAGCAAGGCAGCCTCGGCGCGGCCGTCATCCTTCACTCTGATGAAGCTCGCCGCGTTGGCGGGGAAGAGACGCGAGGCGATAAGTCGGGCCTCCGACTTGTCGGGCCCGAGGCGGAAGCTGCGCTTCCACTCTTGCGGCGTGACGAGGCTGGTCGGGATCGCGAGAGCGGCAAGGACGCCGCGCACCAGACCATAGGCCAGGCCGAAGGAAAACGACGAGGTCACGCCCTGCTTGGGGAGGGCGTGGACACGTTCGATCCACGCTGTATCCGGCTGATAATGCTTGATTATGTCAGCGAGCCAGACCTCCGAGACCTGGCGCCTTTTGGTCTTGCCGACCTTGATCAGCGCCTGCGGCATGTCGGCGAGAGTGAGCGCCTCGAGGTCGATGTCGTAAAGCGCCAGCGCCCCTGTCGCGCCGGGGTCAATGCCGAGGACTGTCGGCATTAGGCGGAGTGCCGGGCGAGGGCGGCGCGAACTCGTCCTGGTCGATAAAGAACTCGCGGCAGTGGTGACCGCTGCGCTCGATCGAGTAGAGCACGGCCGCGACCCAGCGCGCAGGGATCTGACCGCGCTGGAGCCACATCTGCGCCCGGTTATACGATAAACCGTGTTGTGGTTGATAACGATCGAGCATGTTCAACACGCCTCTGACGCCGTTAAAGGTCCGAAAGACGTGGGGGACGTCGAGGGTCACCATCGGGAAAAACTCCGGGCTACAGGGAAAGTGTAAGCCTAATTTAGGCCGCGACTCGAGAAATGTAAGGTTCTAACCGTATTTTTAGGCACAACCTCACCCGTATCCGTTTTGGCAACAGGTTGTGGATAAGAGCGCAAAGAGCGCACAAAATGCGCTTGATCTAGTTTGTGTCCGGTAGAAAACAAACGCCTTATCGCCACATATTGTAGTGGATTTGTTGCAGTTCTGTACACAAAATATTGCGGCTCGAACACATCTTGTTGTGTTGTTGCGGCACAAAGAGTATATGAGATCAGCCTGCGAACTTATGGACAATTATGTGGATAACCACACATCCCAAAGGACCTTTACCATGATCCCATCGAAAAAGACCCCTATGGACTCCGATAACACAATTAAGCAAGATGCCTTGACTCCACAGAACGTGGAGGAGGAGGCGCAACATGTTCCGCCGAAAAAAGCGACTGCCGCGCGGCCTGAGCTTCAGTCCTTCGTCGATGCCCTGAGCGCCGCCATGGCGAAGCACAATCTCACGGCGTCAGACCTCGCCCGGGCTGTGTGGGGCACCACCAAGGACACGCGCGACTACGAGGTCGCCAAAGGGCGCGACCGCATCGGATACTTCCTCCGCGGCGTTCATTTCCCCGATCAGAAGAACTTGCAGAAGCTCGCTCGGGCAGTCGGCCTCACGGTCGAGGAGCTGGCCCGTGGAACCTCATACGCGGCGCCTTGGGTTGCTCTTGCAGCTGCCCGGTCGGGGGCTAAGTCTGCCGGCAAGCTGACAGAAGACGAGGCGACAGAGGACAAGGCGACAGAGGACAAGGCGACGGCGGGCAAGACGACTACGCGCGAGGCACCGGCGGGCAAGGCAAAGACGTCCGATCCGTTTGCCCTTGCAGGGCCTCTGCAGTTGCTGCGGGTGCACGGGGAGCCGGACAAGCTGTACGTGCTGATCGCGGAGCCGCTCGACATAAAGCTCGCCAAAGAGATCGCCGCGCTGGTGCTCTCCAGCCTTGGGGTCGAGCCTCTAAACGGCAATCATAACAACAACAACCATAACGACAACGGCGGCGAAACCGCGTGAAGCTCTTAACGCAGCGCGAGATCGCCTCGGTGCTGCGTTGCTCCGTCCACACCGTCGCCCGGTTGCGGCGGGATGCCGGGCTGCCCTGGCTTCCAGGGCGTCCGGTCTTGATCCCAGAGGAAGATTTCGAACGATGGCTTACGCGACGAACGAGAAGATCTCTATCGGACCCTTTCGCTCCCTCCGGCTCGAGCAAAACGCGGGCGGCTACTGGGAGATCCGGTGGTCCTACTATCAAGGGCCTGGCAGCTTTAAAGGCGACCGTAAAAGCTGCCGGACGAAGCTCATCTCTGAAGCGGAAGTTGAGTTCGAAGATTTCTGCCGCGCCGCCCGCGAAGCCACCGAAGCCGTGAAGGCGCAGCAAGGGTTGACGGTCGACGAGCTCTGCCGGCGCTGGCTCGAGAACGCCGCCCTGCACGGCAAGGAGCGCACCGGCTTTTACGTGCTGAGCGCGCCGCGGCGCATGCTGGGCCACTACACGGCAGCGCAACTGGTTGCGGACGACGACATCCTCGCCGCCTATCCGCGCCAGCGCGGGATCGCCAACGGCTCGATCCGGCGCGAGCTCGGCGCGCTCAAGACGGTGCTGCGCTGGGCCGCGAAAAAGAAACTGATCACGGCGGCCGAGGTGCCTTCCTTTTACGAGATGCTCCCGCCCTCCGGCGCGCCGCGCGCCAAGTTCCTCACCCGCGAGCAGAAGGCCCGGTTCTGGGAAGAAGCGATGCGCTGGGGCGACGGCACGGCCACGCGGCACTGGCACCCCCTGCAGCAGCGCTCGGCCTACCGCCTGATGCTGTTCATCGCCTTGGGGCTCGAGACTGCGGCGCGGCGCGGCGCGATCTACGACCTCACCTGGGACCGCGTCGACCTCGAGCGCGCGACGATCGATTACCGGGTGCCGGAGCAGCGCGTGACGAAGAAACGGCGCGTGCGGGTGCCGATCTCGACGCGGCTGCAGCCGGTGCTTGAGGCGGCGTGGCTCAAGGCCCCCAAGGACGCCGGCGGACGGGCCACAGGGCGCGTCCTCGGCGAGGACCGCGTCATCGACCAGGGTTTCGTCAAGTTCACCACGATGATCGGCATGCGCTGGGTGACGCCGCATGTGCTGCGCCACACCTGGGGCTCGTTGGCGGCGATCAACGGAGTGCCGCTGTGGCACATCGCGCAGGTCATGGGCGACACCATCGCCACCATCGAGGCCAACTACCTGCACCTGACGCCGGAGCATCTGCGCGGCGCCGTCGACCACGACATGGAAACCATCGCGAAGGATGCATGAACATAGGCAGTCCCGCTCAGACCGCCAAGACACTGCGCGAAACGGCCGCGCGCTGCCGCGAGCTGGCTTCGATCCCGACCACCGGAGGGCATGAGTCGGATCGCCTGCTGCGCGAGTTCGCGGAGCTCCTCGAGCGCGAGGCCGACAAGCTAGCTGTGACCACATGAGGCGTTGTCCCAAGTGACCGAGCAAGAATACCGGAACGCAAGACGTGAGTTGCGCCGACTCAATCGGCTCATTGACGAAGCGCCTATGGAGGCCAAGCCGGTTTTTCGCGGCATCTGCGAGCTTCATGCGGCGGTCGCTGATTACGAGCGCTATAAAATCCGCGCAGCACTTCGCGCGATTAACTGAAAAGGGCCGCCGTGACAGACCTAAAAGTGGTCAAGCTGCCGACCGGAAACCTGCAGGACATTCCGGCTCTCATGGAGGCGGTTGCCAGGCAGACGCGCGAAGGTAAGTTCGGCAAGATAGTGGCCGGCGTCTGCGTCCTGCTCAATGATGCCGGTGAGCCCCAAGTGTTCGGGTGGGGCGACACCGATGCTGTGCGAGGCATCGGGTTACTGACGCTGGGCGCTCAGTTTTTGGCGCGAAAGCCGTAAAGAAAAAAAAACGGCCGTCCGAGGAAAGGACGACCGTAAAAGCTTTGATGTCCACACACCGCAGACCCGGACGCCATATCCGTTCCAGGCCCACATCAGGGAAAAAGCAGAAGCTTGGGGGCTCACTGTTTTCCGAGAAGCCCAGTATGCCCTAACGCGGCCTATAAGCCAAAACAATTTTGTGGTCTCAACACAAGAGCGCTTGCCTCGCGCCCTGTCGCAGGCGCAGGCTGAACGCTCGCCCGCAGATCGCCACAATCCGGTCTGCGCGGAAATCCCATGGACACCCTACCGCCTTGCATCTCCCCGATGCGAGCAGGAGCCCCTTCATGTCCTCTTCCGACAGCAGCAATGTCGTGCCCTATCCGATGACCAACCCGCAGTTCCTCGAGGGGCTTGCCGGTCCGGAGTGGGGGGACATCCAATGCGCCTATTTCTCCGGCAATCCGCAGGATCCGGACAACCCATGCATCAACTGGAACGTCTATCCCGCATCGACGGTGATCCACGTCATGGAACCGCACCTGAACAACTACTTTTGCGTCAGCCTGCCCAAACCCGGAGCGCCGGCCGGCCGCAAGCAGCCATCCTTCGGCAAGATGTTCGTGCTCGTGATCGACGATGTCGGCAAGAAGGTCGACGCGGCAAAGATAGAAGCGATCCTCGGCCCGCCATCCTACATCCTCGAGACGAGCGCCGGCTCCTCGCACTGGGGCTGGATCCTCGAGCCGATCACCGATCACGCCTGGGCCCAAGGGATGGTGCAGGCGCTCTACCGCGCGATCGGTGCCGGCGACAACCTCGTCAAGCTGCAAACCATGGTGCGCCTGCCGTGCGGAACGAACGGCAAGTACGGCTCGTCCTGCAGGCTGCTGCGCTGGACGCCGAACAACCGGATACGGCACAGCGACTGGATCGAGATCGAGCGGCGCATCGGCGCGATCACGCCGATCGCGCCGCCACTCGATCTCGATCCGCAGCTGCCGGACCCCGGCGAGGTCGAGGCCGATACCACGCTGCAAGCATTGCGCGAGCACGGCGACGTGCTCGGCAACCTGCGCAAGACCACGATGGGCTACGGGTTCGACGTCCGGTGCTTCAACGCCGCGGAGCACACCGACAAGCGCGACGCAGCGGTCTACGTGCCGATCTCGGGGATCTACAAGTGCCTGCACGGGCACTGCATCAACCTCACCGGCGCCGATCTCCGCGCCTATGCGGACAAGACGCTGCGCGAGGAGTCCGGCGGCCTCGACTCGCTGGCGCGGCGCGAGTTCGACGATGTCGACGAAGCGACCGTGCGTGCGTGTAACGCGCCGTCTCTCGCCGGCGTCTTCGACCCGTGGGCCGTGCGCGATCCGATACGCTGGCCCGGCGGTATTCTGCCCGCGGCATGGGAGGAGAAACTCACTCGATACGCCGAGATCTACGGCTACGACCCTGCGGCGCTGATGCTGAGCTTCATCGGCGCGGGCAGCGCCGCAGCCGACAAGCGCGCGCGGTTCCGGCCCTATCATCAGACCGACTGGGAGGTGCCGCCGATCATCTGGGTCGTCCTGGTCGCGCAAAGCGGCTCGCGCAAGACAGCGATATGGCGGCGCGCGATGGAGGTGCTGACGCGGATCAATAGGGAGCGCATGGCGGCGTGGAAGAAACGCCACGACGACTGGCACAGTTTGCCGTCGAAGGAACGCAAAGAGCAGCCCGAGCCTTACGCCGAGCCGGTCATGCTCGCCGACGCGACGATCGAGGCGCTGCAGCAGACGCTGGTCCGCAATCCGCGCGGCGTTCACTGGGCGCGGGACGAGTTCTCGGGGCTGCTCGATTTCGACCGCTATCACAACGCAGGCCGCAGCGGTAAGACCCACGATCACCGGGCCTTTTTGCTCGAGAGCTACGAAGGCGGATCCTTCACCTCGACCCGCGTCGGCCGCGGCGACCTGCACATAGAATCGTGCGGGCTGACGACGGGAGGGGGCATACAGCCGGCGGTGCTCGCCGAGCTGCGCGAAGGCCTGAGCACCGACGGGCTGCTGCAGCGCTGCGCGCTGTTGATAACGTCGACCCCGGAAGACAGGAAGAGCTCCGTGGAAGGAGCAACGCCGGCGCTCGACGAGATCGACGCGGCGATCGCGCGGCTGGTCTGGTTCACGCCGGCGATCGGCGCCTATATGACCGACGCCGAGGGCGAGGCCGCGATCCGCGAGACCGAGCATGACGGCGAGAGGCTGGTGCAATCGACGGATCTCGGGCTGGCCTTCCAGGCCGTCGCCAGCAAGCTGCACGGGCTGCATGCACGCTGCGCACTGATCCTTCATTTGCTGGACGAGCCGGCTCACGGCGTCATTCCAGGCAACACAGTTTGGAGGGCCTGGCGACTGGTGTGGTTCCTTTTGGACCACATGTTGTGGATTTATGAGAGCCTACCGGGTCCGCAAGTGGATACCACACGCGAGATCGCGAGTTATTTGTTGCGCTATGATATCAAACGGCTGACAACACGGATGTTGAAGCGCAACGTAGCAGTGTGCAGGGATATGGACCACAAGATGTTACGCGCTGCCATCGAGACTCTGGTCACAATGGAGTGGCTGCGTCCTGTGGAACGTGGTGTAGAAAATAAAGCATGGCTCGTAACCCCCGGATTAGACGTGCTTTTTGCTGAGCGCAAACGGCAAGAACACGCCCGTGTAGAGGCCCTCAAACAGGCCTTCAACTGGCGCGGACGGTATCGGCCGTCTAGACCGAAGGACTGAGAAATGGCGATAACACGCAGGATGTCTAATAATAATAAATTTGCAGGATATATTATACAATAAAAGATAGAGTCAAAAATGTATTTCCCCTGTGTGTTATCGACACTGCCCGCAGTCACAGAGCAACACAAGATGTCCACAGAGCACCACAAGATGTGAGGAAGCTGACAATGCCGCAACGCCGGAGAGCACGTCGAGGGACACGTCGAAGAGCGGAACCAAAGCCGGAGTACCAGCCGTTCGCCGAGAAGCTGAACACCCTCATGCGAGAGCACGATCTCACGCTCTCGGATCTGGCCCGACGCATGTGGGGCACGCGCACCGACCGGCGCGGCTACACCGTCGCGACGAACCGCGATCGGGTCGGGCACTACGTCGCCGGGACCAGCTATCCGACCGAGCAGAACCTGCACAAGCTCGCGACGATCTTCGGCGTGCCGGTCGACACGCTGGCGATCCCGGAGCGGCCGCGAACCGGCCGGCCGCTGGGCGGCGTGCTTGGGCCGGCTCCGCCCGCCCGCCATCTGTGCCGCGTCACCGGATCCACGGCCGCCCCCGCGCTCATGCGCCTCGAGCTCGATGTCATGATCCGCGGAGAGCTCGCGCTGCAGATCATGCAGCTGATCATCGCTGAGAAGGATCGCGAGGAAACCCCGCCGTCGGAACCGCCGTTATGCCCGTAGGGTCAAAACCGCCGTTATGCCTTAGTTGCCCCGATCGGGGCGCCATTTAGGCTGATGTTTGGCCCCCGCCGTTACCCTCACCAGAGCGCAAGGGAAGGCCGCTGGCGCGCAAGTCGGCGGCTGGTAGGGTAGTCGCACCCAGCCCGTACTTACGCGCCAGTGGCCTTGCCTGTGCCTCTGGCAGCCACTGCCCGGGCGCAATGGGAACAGCGGCGCCGATAGGGTACCCCGACCCATGATGACAGCCACAGCCGCCCACCGCGCGCGGCGATAAGGCCGCATGCGGTCAAGGCCGTGGCGCTACGGGCGAGGTGGATCCGCGCGAAGGGTGAAGTCATCTGTCGAGCGCTCAGCTCGTGAACAGAAAAGCGCGGAAAAGAGCGCCTGTGAAGAGCAGGGAGCCTAACGCGCTCGGAACCGTAATCGCGTTGAGCTCGAGGATTGCGTTAAATGCAAACTGATGCTTGCCCAGCAAAAGGTTGAGAGTGCCGAGCGCGTACATGAAGACAAAGAACATGACGAGGAACATGGCTGGGGCCATAATCAGGGTGTAGATTGCAATGATCATTTGTGTGTGGCTTTCTTTTGAGCCGGGAAGTGTGTGGCTTTCAACGCTTTAAGCTCGCGCGGCGCCTGCGCCGCGCGAGGCTTTCGAGGCTCGAGAGACTGGCGCTAGATGCGGCGCAGGCGCCGCGCGGCATAGGCGATCGAGCCTACCACCATGGCAAGGCCGGCGGCCATGAGCTCGAGGCTCGAGCCGTATCCCGACATGAACACGATAGCGCCGATGGATGTGAGAGAAAGCGCGAGCGGGTAGATCATTCTGCTCACTCGAGGGTAAAGATATCCGAGCCGCAAGAAGGATCGAAGCTGTCGCCGGGCCGAGGGCCGAAAGGATCAACTCCTTTGGTTTCGCACTCGGCGATGTACTCGCGGAACGTTCCGCAAGCCAGCCATAGGACGCGCGCGCGGTTTTGCTTCTCATCTTCAAGCTCTTCTTTGTCCCAGGCGCCGTAGCCCTTTAAGCCGTATTGCATGGCGGACTGTGATAGGTCGGCAAGAATGTTTTTCACTTGCGGGTCCTCCAGCCAGTAGGAGATGATATCGTCCGCCGGGCCAGGGCTGCTGCATTCCATGATGCATTCGACCGGCAGATCGGTTATGAGGATGTAGTTTTTGGACATAGTGGCTTCCTTCAGTCTTAGGTGTGTGGCCTTATCAATGTGCGCATGACGCACAGACACGGCCCTAGGGCCGTGTTTCGGCCTCTGGGCTCAGTCATCCTCGCTACAGCAGGCGTCATCGTGATCGACCTCACAGCCGCATTCAAAGCACTTGCGTTGCCGCACCCAAGTCGTGCTCGCAGCGTCCCACCGGCTGCGCGCATTGGGACAGCCATGCTCATGGCAGGCTACGCCGTTGATGGATACCATCTCGCATCGATTACAGTGCATGATCTCAGCCTCCGATCAAGGTGGTGTAGAAGGTGTAGCCGGTGAAGATGAGCGCCGCGATCGATGCAAGAAACGAGATCGCATCGGTTGAAAGGCGCTTGCGGCCTAGCAGCAGGTTGGGGATGGCGAGGCCGTACATGAACAGGATGGACGAGCCGTAGAATGTGATGGGGGCGAGAACCAGGGTGAGGGCGATCATGGCGAGGACGGACATTGTGGCGTTTCCTTTTGCCTAGTGGCGTGTGGTTGACGGATGTGATATAACCACAACTAGACAAAACACAACACAACTTGTGGTGTGGCAGGATGTCGCATATCGCGACTATAGGTGAAGTTAAGCGGGTAGGCGGCTGGAAAGGCTCACCAAATAGCCTCGCCGCCTTACGTCCTGGCGGTATTGCTTTTCAGCCTAGATGCGAGCGGTGCAAGGGCCAACCGGCCATTAGGGGCACAACAAGATGTAAGTTTCATACCCCTGGCCGGAGGATAGCCTCGCCGGCTTATGGCCGCGCCGAACGTCGTGTTTTGGTGCGGCTCGAGCGTCTAGGGTTGTTGCCGCTCGAGCTCTTAGCCTTGCCTGTCTGGCGCAATCTGGCGCCGCTGAAAACAGCGCAAAGGGCTCCTATGCGGCTAGCCCTTGTTCAAGCATGGGATCTGCAGATTACCGAGTCTTTGCGTTGGGCCGCAGTCCATCGGCAAGCCCGGGATCTGGCAATCCATGGGCCACAGTTTCCGCAGCATGCGTCAAAGCCATGGGCCGATTATGCCTGAAAATGGAGCGCGAAAAGCTAAACGGGATCAAAGGGTTAAAGGGGGTCACATAGACCAGGTATCCGTAGACCCCACAGAACGTGTTAGTTATGCTTCGACCGCTAAGACATTGAGAGACCTAGCAGATCGGACGGATATACCCGCTAGCGCGAGAGTAACAGCCGCACGCACTTTAGCAGAAATAGAAGGATTGATAGGCAGGCACCAACAATCCCCTGATCGGGCCGCTATTGCGCCAGTTTCGAGCCTATCCAGGACCGACCTGGTAACGGAGCTCGAGCGGCTTCGGTACGTATTTGCACACCAACTACGTACCTAACCTATTGATATGACTTATCTTGTCTCTTCCTCACCTAGGAAGCCATGCGCCTTTCGACACGCATGCGGTGCGCCCACCAGGGCTTCCGCACCCCCTGGGGGTGCCCGACCGGCCGCGCGTTACCCAATGATGACCCCAGCACCAAATTTGCATATTATTAACTTTTGCACCCTATAGGGGTAGCTACATGCCATGGTTGCTATCGTCGAGTTCCGATCGCCGCGCCCTCGACGTGGTGGATGGAAGCGGACCGTTTCAGGGGCAGGGCCCGCACTATTCGAGGCGGACTCCCGGCAGCAAGACCTTCACGGGGGTTGGCCAGGAGATCGTGCTGGTCACCGCATGCGGGCGGGGGGTGTGGGCTTGCATACGGCAGCGAACGCCGCATGCTCCCGGTACCGGGGCCAGCCGCGGCCGCGAGGGCGTCCTCGACACCCATGCGCGCTACCTCTGGCGCAACATGCTCTTCCGGAACCTCGGCGCTGGACTTTCTTCCGAGCTGATCCGTGAAGCCACTGAGATGACCTATCGCGAGTGGATCAGGCGCTATGGCGCGCTGCCCGCCGAGCGTTTGCGCACCGAGATCGGCATCCGTGAAATCCGTTCCACCAACCCGGGCTACTGCTACATGATGGCTGGATGGGAGCGGGGCGAGACCAAACGGGGCAAGCTGTTTCTCTACGCGCCCCCTACGCCCTAGCTCTGGACGCAGTTACAGGCCCCCCGGGCCCAACCCCGCCATATCGCTGCGGTCGCGTGCTCTCCCCAGAGCGTCCGCGCAGGGGCCGAAGTGTGCTTGCCGAGGGCACGCGCACCCATGCTTGGGCCTTTTCTTGGGGTGGCGGACCTCGCTCGAAAGCGGGGTGGCTGGCGGAGCTGCGGGGGTTAGCCGCAATGGTTTCTACGCCGGCAGCTTCAGGGCCTGTTACGTTTGATTAGTGCGGGTTCCTGCGGCCTCGCCAGCCCGGCCTCTCGATCGAGGCGTCGGCGTAGCTCGGCTTGCCGGTTATCTTGCGTGAAGAACGCGCGGTTGGCGCGTTTCGCTTGTTCTTTCTGCTCAGCCCGCGCCTTGAGTCGGCGCGATCCTTTAAACGCCATAACCCCCACCATATAGCATCCTTGCGTTTGTTGTCACGCTAAGTGTAGTGTCAAGCTTCCTTTTGTGGGGTAGGGCACAAATCTCTTATGGCGTCCCCGCTCGGAAAGATCTCCGGTGTTGCAAAGCCGCATGCGCCGCGGCCGCAGCCTGTTGCCCGCCAGTACTCCTTTACTGATCACCAGATAAATAACCCGAAAGCTCCGCCGCCCGGCGACCGCCTCGACGGCGAGCTCGATCGCGCGGTCAAGGCGATCGCCCGTACTATAGAGTGGGCCGGGGTCAGCCTCGGCCCCGACGGCGAGCTGCGCGACGGCGCCATCGGCCAAAAGCACTTCCAGCCCGAGCTCTTCGATCATATCGGCGCGACCGCCGTGCGCGAGGCGCAACGCCTGGCGGATGTCGCGGCCGACGCCGCGCGGCAGGCGCAGGCGGCGGCGGACATGGTTCGCGATGCCCTGCGCGTCGCGCTGGAACAGCATGCCGGGGTCGCCGCCACCGTGGCCCGCGCCGGCGTGGCGGCTCAAGACAGTGCCGACGATGCTCGCGACGCCGCGTCCTCGGCCCAAGACGCGGCCAACTCGGCCGCGGCTGCGGCGAACTCGGCCGGCAACGCCGACGGATCCGAGGCGGTGTGCGTCGATTATGGCGTCTTGACCCAGGCCTGGGCCGAGCACATGCCGGACACCATCCCGCCGAACATCCTCGCCACCATGGACGTGACCGGCGATCACTGGTCTTCGCGCTGGTGGGCGAACAACGCCGCTCAGATCGTCACCGACGCATCTGGCGACGCGGTCTGCGCGATCCAAAGCTATTGGCTCGGCGCCTACGCCAACCCGCCGACCCACACGACCTGCGGCGATCCGGTCTCGGCCGGGGCGATGTACTGGAACACGACCTCTCAGACGACGCAGGTCTACGACGGCGTGATCTGGCATGACGTGGTGCAGCCCGCCCCCGCGACGGTCAGCGAGTATCTCTATCTTCCGGCCGCGCCCACGACGGTCTTCACCGGCGTCGATTATCACGGCAACACGATGGTTCTCGACGCGGTCAACGCCGAGATCGCGGTGTACTTGAACGGCGTGAAGCTGCTCAACGTGCTCGATTACACGCTCACCTCGAGCAGCGTGACCCTGACGAGCTCGGTGACGGTGCCCAGCACGGTCGAGGTCATCGGCCTCAAGAAGGTGAGCCCGGTCTCGGTGCCGCCCTCCGGCGTCAAGGTGAACACGTCGATCTGGACCTTCGACGGCGTCACGAAGACGTTCCCGCTGCAGAACTCGACGGGCGGCACGCTCACGCCGCCTGGCTCGGTCGATTGCATCGTCTCACTCAACGGCATCATCCAGGAAGCGGGCGGCGATTACACGACGCGCGCGGGCTTCATCGATTTCATCGTCGCGCCCGAAGCCGACGCCGATAAGTGGATGGTGGTCGGCCTTCCCGGGGGTGGTCCCTGATGGCAACGAACGCCTGGCAGCTCGCGAACGGCATCAACACCCCGACCATCGTGACGGCCGCGCTCGGCAAGATCACGATGAGCGATCCGCAATATCTCGCGATCGCGGGCGGCAGCAACGGCGCGGCGCTGACGACGGACGGCAGCTCGCATATCACCTGGCGCGTGCCGGTCGGCGGCGCGGGCATCTC